CACCGAATATAATTACATCAGCGTCAATTTTTCCAAATAAAGCTTGTTTTCCCTCTTGTAATTGAGGGAAAACAATTTCTTCTTTGGTATTAATAAGTTTATATTTTTCGGTCGCTGTTTTTATCTTTGAGAGATTTTTTAATGATAATTTACTCGCTTTCATCGTCATCGCTTATTTTAGTGGGAACCATTACATCATCATCAAATTCTGCACTATCACGAATAATCGAGGTCAGTCCGTCGTCGAGTTTCTCTATGCCAGAATGTCCTATAAGTTTTCCGTCAGGGTCAATAACAGCTAATCCGTGCTTTTGAACAATATTAATTGCGTACTCGATGGTGTCAAAACCTAAAACTTTTTCAAAGGTATCAGTCAACGTTTTAGCCATAGTCACTGCGTCTCTATGATTCCAATTTCCGTTAGGTTCAATTGTTATGGCAATCGGCCGGCCCGATTCATCTACAGAATCTATCCGACGGCGAGAAATCGGATAATTAGTCATCTGTTCAATCTTTTCGAGGTTTTTTAGAGTAATCTTTAGAGTCTTCTCTCGGATTTCTCGTAAAATGCTATCAGTGTAAGCTTGCTGCTCTTGAATCTTTAAAAGCCAATAGGCTTTCGCCCGCTCTTCCCATCGATAGTTTTTATGCGCTAACTGCCAGTCATCGGGGACAGTTTTAGCTCGTTTAAATTTAGTCTTCTCTATCTGTTCCCCAGAAGCTTCCCCGCAGTTACCGTAGGCTCGATTTAAAGTGCGATAGCCTGAAGGAATAGGAAGGTAAAAAATCTGAAATCTTTCAAACCAGTCAGGGGTTTCTAGTTCTTGCCGTTCCCAGATAGGATATTTGGTAAACTCGATTACCTCTTCATGAATAGAGTATGTACGCTTTCTGCCTCGATTAGTGACAACCATTGGTTATTATAGTAGTAGAGTTACTTAATCTTACATCAATCATGACAGATAAATTAGAAATTGAGTATCGACGGCTTTGCGACCTAAAACAACTAAAGGGTAATTCCAAAAAACACGCCACTGAAAACACAATAGCTTCAATATTGGAGTTGGGATTTAAAGACCCAATTGGCTACGATCCGAGCTTAAACGGCGGAAAAGGGGGGATTACTGAGGGTCATGATCGGTGTGCCGCACTATTAGCAATTAAAAAGCGAAAAATAGATCGACCTAGAGGTATAGATATTGACAATGATGGGGAGTGGATGGTTCCTATTTTAGTAGGAGTTCACGCTAAAAATGAGGCTCAAGCTATAAAATACTCGATTATTCACAACCATTCTACGATTCACGGGGCGGGGCTTGACCTTGCTACGGAATTAAAGCTTTTTGATACTGACTTACTGATTAGCCAAGCTGAATACCTTGATGAAGAGGGGGAGAATTTAGGAGTAATCGGCGATTTAAATTCAATTCTAGAAGCTTTAAATACTTCAGATAATTTAAATAATTCTGATAATTTTGAATCGAATATAACAGATAATTTTTCGGGAAAAAACAAAGAAATTGACATCGAAGGTATGGATGGGCAAATGATAATTAAATTAAGTTATACAGAAAATGAATACTGGCAAGTAAAAGAACAATTAGGTAAAATAGCATCGACACCCGAACAAGCAGTATGGAAGCTTTTAGGTAATGACTAAACATAAATTTGCATATAAGTGGAATTTGTCAGATGGATACCCAGCACCCGGAATTGAAAAACATGGGTTAAAAGTATTTGGTACTTTTATCTGTGGCGGTGGTTCGACTATGGGTTACAAGTTAGCAGGTTTTGACCATTTAGGAGGTGTTGAAATAGACTCGCAGGTAGCTAATGTATATAAAGTTAACCACAATCCTAAATATTTATTTATTGAAGATATAAGAGATTTTGCTGATCGTACAATCTTTCCTAATGAACTTTATAACCTAGATATTTTAGACGGCTCACCTCCCTGCTCTTCATTTAGCATGGCAGGAAATAGAGAAAAAGACTGGGGGAAAGAAAAAGTATTTAGGGAAGGTCAGGCTAAACAGCGACTTGATGACCTTTTCTTTGATTACATACGATTAGCAAAAAAACTACAGCCAAAGGTCGTTATCGCTGAAAATGTTAAAGGAATTATTCAAGGTAATGCCAAAGCGTATGTAAAGCGAATAAAAGATGAATTTGAAAAAGCAGGATATAAAGTACAGTTATTTCTTTTGAATGCCGCAAGCATGGGAGTGCCTCAAAAACGTGAGCGAGTATTTTTTATTTGCCAAAGGAATGATTTAAACTTTAAAAATCTAGAGTTAAGTTTTGATGAAAAATCAATTATTTATAGTGAATTTAAGTCAACAAAATTAGGAAAAGAATTAACCAATGAAACAAAAGCTGTATGGGATAAAAGAATAAAAACAGATCAAAATTTAGAGAGTATTCACGAAAGAATTGGAAACAAAAGAAAAAGATTTCAAGTTAAATTTATTCACGATAACCAGATTTCTCCTACTATATTAGCAGGTGAAGATTCTGTCCCAATAAGATTTGATCATCCAAATAGAATAACAATGGATGAAGTTAAAATGATTGGTAGCTATCCGCTTGATTACAACTTTAAAAATATTAAACCAAATTATTTAATAGGAATGAGTGTGCCTCCTGTAATGACTGCACAGATAGCGCATCAGATTTATTTACAGTGGTTTACAGAATAATCAGTACAAAAGTATCCACAGTGACACCTGATAAACTGTCACACTTCGCCAACACTTATCAAGAGGATCGATCTATATTAGAAATGTAAGCAAAACACAAATCGCAGATCATGAATAACCTACAATCTAAACTGGCTCGACTAAACGCTCAACTAGCGATCACTAAAGGACGGCAAAACCAGCGTAAACTAATTGAAAAAATCTTAGCGGTAGAAGCCGCAATTGAACAGCTTCAAAAAAATACTATCGTAGCCTTTAAAAGACTACCCAAAACTCGAACTCTTACCCTAGAAACTCCTCGCCGCGCTTGGAGAGCATGGGTAGCGAAAATCTCACCCGAAAAAGATATTAAGCACGGTGGATTCACTAAGAAGTTTATCGAGCCTGTAAATCGAAAATTTGAAGGTAAAAAAGGCGAAACATCTGCAACCTTTGAGATTCCTATTGATCTAAATGCTATCTATCAAGATAGCGATGGCGATTATTGGGTATTTGAAAATGTCAAAGGAGAAATTCAAAGCATCTCCTATCAAGAAGTATGTTACCGCTTTTCTCAGCGTGCCAGTGCCTAAAGTGGCACAGCAAAATCAAGAATTAAGTGATTTACTTAAGGTAGCTGCACAAAGAACTCCTATTAGGAATTGAAACTATGTACTATAGTCGTAGTCGCGTGCGCTTTATCTAATCCCTAATAGGGATACCCCGAAGCTTAAGTAGGGGGGGAAATCATCAAGAAAAGAAGAAAATGGCTAACTCCAAAAAGATAATGACTGCTCAAGAATTTGCTGATTATATTAATTCCCAAACTTCTGAATTTTTGACTGCCGCAGAAGTAAGCCGTTACAGAAGATCATATTATCGTCCAAACGACTTACTAACTAAAACGTTTGCTGAGGAAATTATTCAGCAATGGAATAGTGAATATTTTGAGGAAGAAGGCGATCCTTATGGAATTTTGGGATGCACAGAAGATTAGGTTAAATTGGTTGTCAGTTATCAGTTGTCTTGATTATTTGCTTAATCCCTACTAGGGATGTCCTGAAGCTTAAGTAGGGGAAAATTTGAAAAAATGAAAGCTTTATTGCTCGATCTTGATGGCACGATCCGCCAATCTACCAACGGAGAATTCATCGAAGATCCAAACGATCAGGAACCAATCGAAGGGGCGATAAAAGCTATGGAAATTTACCATCAAGAGGGATGGACGCTAATAGGAATTACTAATCAGGGCGGAGTAGCCGCCGGCTATAAATCCTTAAAAAGCGCAATCGAAGAACAGCTAAAAACTTTAGAAATATTTCCACGGCTTTCTTGCATTTATTTTTGCCCAGATTTCGAGGGGAATTTGTGCTATGGCGTAAGTCGAGAAAATATAGATTTAATCCATGTAATTTGCAAAGAATTTTTAGGCCAATTCAGAAAGCCTAATCCTGGGATGATTTTTGCCGCTTTAAGAGCCTTCGCCAAAGAACCTACCGATATTTTAATGGTAGGAGATCGAGAAGAAGATAAATTAGCGGCAAAAAATGCGGGAATTAACTTTTTAGACGCTCATATTTGGAGTGTATATTCCCTTAATTTAATCAAAAAATACCAGATGATTGATGTTTTCAAAAATTAAGATAAAAGTGATAACTTCTAGACAAGCCTACATCTATCTGGTGTGGGCAAAAAACAACAATCTCGACCCAGTGCCTGTTACTTCCCGGCATCGGAACTATCGCTTTAGAGTGGCAGCAACTACAGCAGAATTAGGAATAGGTAAAGAACGAGTCAGACAAGTTCTGGCTAAAGTCCTTAAACTGCTATCAAAAGGAAACCAAATTGAGGAGGCAACCGACCTAATACTACAAGAGTACAAAAAATTTAATTAATCAAAACCCGTCAATCAATTGACGGGTTTTTAGTTAATACACTGCTAACAATCTGTTAACAGTGTATTAACAGTAGAAAGTATTGATGTATATAGGTTTTATTAGTTTGTTGTTTTTGTTAGCAGGTTCCCTGATTTTCGTTTTTTTTGTGTCCAGATTCCCTAATATAGAAAATTCTATATTAGGGAATAATTGATTATTTAATGTAGTACAATATCAATATGCCCTCGCGTCAACGAGGGACTAACTAAGTCAACCTACTGTAGAGGCTAACATGGCTGATCTAATTTTACAACGTTTTGATCACGACGGCATCGAGCTAATTATCGACACTCAAACCGGTGAAAGCTTTGCCTCAATCAAAGGATATGCTCGTATGTCTGGGAAAAGCCACAACGCTATCACTATGCGATTAAACCGGCTATCTAAAGAAGATAGCAAGGGGGTAACTTCTGAATCTCCAAATCACTCTCAAATTCAAACAGGGAGCGGGTTACAAGGGGGTAACACAATGGGGTTAGGATTAGGATTGCTAAAACAGGCTCAAATTCAAACAGAGGGCGGGTTGCAAGGGGTTTATCTAATCCCAGAAGACCTAATCTGTAAGTGGTTGCCAAAGGATAATCCTGAGTTAGCCTCTCAAGTGCTTAAGCTAGGAGTCCGATTATTCCTTCACACATTAGCTGGTTTTCGCGTCAAGAGCGAGGCAATTACAGAGGTAAGGCAACTTGAGAGCCAAATCGTCAAACTAAGCGAAGAGAAGCAAATACTAGAGGAATTGATCAAAACTCAAAAGACTATGATCGCTGACTTTAGCAGTAAAAACTCGATGCTTGACTATAAGCGGCTAGTGATCGAAGAATTACACGCTGAAAAAGAGCGCGATATAGCTAAATTTAACCTACTTGAAACCGAACGAGAAAAAGCACGGGGATGGCGAGGCGGTCGAATGCTTATGAGAAACGATGAGAAACGATAAAAACGGTAAAAATACCTAAACCCATTTGACACTCCCATCGCTAAAAGCGAGGGTTTTCACCCCGACATTCAAGATAAACCCCCTATGGACTCATAGGGGGTTTATAGTTTGTTGGTTTGTAAATAGATTGTAGATAAGTTGATCAACAATAAAAAGCATTGATATATATAGGTTCTAGACTTTGTTTATATTGTCACTCTATTTCCCTGTGTCAGGATTTTTTATCCTTCTCTTATTGTCCAGTTCGTTTATTTCTCCCTATCTTTTCTCTCTCTGTATAGAGTGCCAACAAGATAAACAAACCTTGAAACCTATACTCTGCAAGGCTTTCGATTGTAGATAAGGTTATCTACAATCGAATCACAATCCAACAGCCTTGCTGTTGACTTTGTTTGCTTTTTTTACTCTACAGTTTTTTATTGTCCAGTCTGGTTTATTCTTTTATCTTTTTCCTTTATAAGACATCGACATTATCTACAAAGTCTAGAACCTTTACAGGGTAACGGTTTCGGTTGTAGATCACCCTATCTACAATGTATCTACAATGATAACAAGTAAATATACTTAGTACAAACGCTCAGAAAAGATTGACCCATATACTTGACTTTATTGGGAGAATGATCTAATATAGAAGAGTAAACAAAACACAGAACAACGACATGAACACTTTACAAACTAAATTAGCTCGATTGGAAGCTCAACTTAAAATTACAAAAGGCAATCGTGCCAAAGCTAAAATTGTTGTAGAAATTCTAAAAGTAGAATCAGCTATTGAGCAGTTAAAGCCCAAAAAAGAAATTACCCTAACATGGGAACAACAAAAGTCCCTAAATGCACTGACAGGGGGACAATTTATTTTTAGTAAATTAACAGAAGAATCTAAAAAAACAATCTTTAAGATTGTTGGCGAATTAGAAGACTTAGAACGTGAAGAATATCGAGATAAGTGTACTGGGAAGGGACTCTGGAAAAGGCCTAGCGAGGCTTCTATAAAAAGATCAGAGAAAAGATCAAATAAATACAGACTTTTAAGAGAAAGAGTTAGTAAATTAGAATTAATTCAAGAGAAACCAGCAGAAATCAAAGATATAACTGTTAAAATCCCTGTTAGTGTTTCTACTTTTAAAAAACACTGCAAAGTACCATCTTCTAAACTGACAGACAAGGAAATTATTGACGGATGGAAATATTCTTTAGCTGCCCAATCAATGCAAAGAGACTTTAAAACGCAAAAAGATATTCAATGGAGAGATCGCCATCTCCTTCTACAGGTAGTTTATTGGGTTGATCAATACCAGCAAGAAATGGATAAAAGAGGATTAACGGAAAAATACTGTCTATGGATCGAGAAAAAACAAGCATTTAAAGACGAATTTCATCGGAAACCAGAAAAGGCAATTAATGAATCTAAGCCTCAAATTAATATAACCGAAACTCAAGTAATTGACCCCAAAACCAAGCAATTAGAATTAAATCTCTTTTGTGAGATGCTTGCGTAAATAAGCCTCAAGAAGTAATCGATAACACAAAATTTACCAAACAGACCGTATCTATTTTTAATAGAGAAGGTGAACCAAAAAAGTCCAAAAGCTTGTTTATATTGTCTAAAATTCAGTGACCTAAGCAAGTCAGTAAACTGCTTAATTTAAGTACCTCACTTAGGAAAATAAATCATGAACACAGAACAAACTGGATTTAAAAAGTTTAAAGCCAACAGACTTCGTATTTACGAAGATGGTTACTTCGGCCCTCACGGATGGTACTGGGGAAGTCACACAATTGCCAGCTTTATAGCAAAAGCTATTCAGACAAAACACGGTCATAATATGACTGACGTTCTAAATTATACAACCATCTATGTCTCAGAGCTAGTTAAGGTTCCTGCGGGGGGTTTAGCTCGCGGATGTCATGACACACTCTACAGCGTGACGGCTTTAGTTGATTTGTCCCTAGAGTTGCCGACGGAAAAAGAGATATACGCCGCTTATAAACATAATAACGCCCATTTCAGCGGCGTAGAGGCTATAAAAGGCGGTTATCACTTTTATAGCATTTGGTAATAAGCAACTAAGTCAAAACGGGGATAATTCCCCGTTTTATATTAACACTAATAGGTACTACGATGATTCTAATTTTGTCCCTTAAATCAGAAGATTTTAAAATTTTAAAATCTTCTCTCCAAAAGTATACTCTTGTTGAGTTACAAGATTACTCTTTGTCGGGCATAGCCCTAACAAGAGTAGCTTTAATCTGTGATAAACAGCCTGAAATAAAAGGGATTAATTTCTCTGTAGAGATAATTATCCCTGAAGCCAAATACTGCGTTGCTTGCCTAGTTTTGGGTAAATTTACGGCACTTAATACCAGAAACAATTCTGGGTATTGTTTAGAACATCGAGAACTTGATCCTAAACGAAAACAGGATCAACACCAACGCTACAAAAAAAGACGTAGTACATCTGCTTAGAAATAATTCTCCCAGCTACTTGACTTTATTGGGAGAATGATCCACAATAGAAAAAACAAAACACACACAGGAGTCAAAAATGATCGTAAAAACTTTAAAAGTAATTGCAGAAGAGTTTGTCTGTGAGATCAATTCAGAAGAAACAAAAAAAACCTACGGTTTTTTAGCTTACGAATATCCGAACGGTGTTTGCACTGTTTCTTACGAACACACTAACGACGCTTTTTTCTTAAATCGGGACGCTATTGAAGCTTGCGGATTGGATCAAGTTTTAGAAGTTCAGGAAATAGGAGAAATTTGGGAAAGAGATTTAGATTCTTTTCGAGAAACACTCGAAGCCTCGATAAAAGAATTTGGGTCAGACCTTGCTACAGAAAAAGCTTTAGAGCTTCTTAATTAATTGTTAATTATCAGTTATCAGTTATCAAGTAGTACAAACGCTCAGAAATCATTCTCCCAGATAGTTGACATTACTGGGAGAATATTGTAAGATAAGTATAGACAAACAAAACACACGAGGACAAAGTTATGACTTCTATTAATGACGATTGGTTACTTTACGAGTACGAAAGAACGGTACTTATAAAACGTATCGGAGACAATCTTAATCAAATTAACCAAAGATACTTTGAAGGAAACCACGGAATACTAAGCGTCGCCGATAACGGCGATTATGTTACAGTCAAAAGACAGGGTTTATCTGTTGCGGACTATGACACTCAAAAGCTTTTTGACGCACTAGAAAATTTTAGTCAAGATGATCGAGAGTTTCTTTTTCCTTATGACCTTTGGGACTATTTAGATCATTGCAAATACACCCTTCCAGAAAATCAGGAAACTGAAAATAAGTTAAAAACCAATAATGAGTTATCTTTCTCTGAAAAAAGGCAGGTCGCGCTCGTTGATTGGTTGCTAGGTGAACCTGTAATTACCAAGACCTCTATTTCAAATGAGGAACTATGGGAAAAATCCCAGCAATTAACTAATTTGGTTCAAGACTTAAAATGCGAAAATCTTGAATTGACTCAATCAATTCAAGAGATGCACGATTTCAGGCAGCGTGAGCTTAAAGAAGGTTCTGAGATTATTAACCACTTGACGGCTCGTATTTATCAACTGGAACAGGAAAATAAGCAATTAAAAAGCAGTCAATTAGAAGACAAACCAGAACCTAAATCAAATAAAAAACCGACGGCTAAAAAATCTAAGTTTAAACTACCAGAAACCTTTGCTGACTATCAACAAGAGTGCGACGACTTAATTGATGCCTTATCCTGTTTTTACAATATCAAAAAAGGTAAATGGAACGGGAATATTCTCCAATTTATTCTTACTCCCAACGATACCGAAAAAGCAAGGCATTGGCTCTGTCCTATACCTGACAAGTGGAAAGCAGGCTTATATTTACGGTCTGGTCAGTGGTCAGTCGATAAAGTCAATTTGTCTGACCCTGATGAATGGTCAGACTGGTACATGGACATCTATGACTTTGCTGACACTAACGACATAGAGATTAGTTAGTTTCTAGTTATTAGTTATCAGTAGTACAAACGTTCAAAAATAGTTTTCCCACCCACTTGACTTTATTGGGAGAATGATCTAATATAGAAGAGTAAACAAAACACACGGGGTAACAAGCTATGACTTCTATCGAATTCTACGAGAGAGATACAGTTATTAATCGGATCGAAGACAATTTTAATCAGATTAGTGAAAAATATTTTGAGGGAAGCTACGGAATAGCAAGCATCACCGATAACGGTGATTATCTTACAGTCAGAGGACATAGTTTATTTGTTGGGGACTATGATACTCAAAAGCTTTTTGATGTTTTAGAGAATTATAGTCAAAAAGAGTACGATTCCTGTTACGAGATTTGGGATTGTCTTGATAATTGCAAATACACCCTTCCAGATCAGGAAACTGACAATGAGTTAAAGACCGATGAGTTATCTTTTTCTGAAAAACGACAAGTTGCGCTTGTTGATTGGTTGTTAAGTCAACCTGACTTAGAATACCAAGAGTTCGATAAAGCTGAAAACTTAGAACGAGAAAATTTTAAATTGACTCAATCTATTAAAGAAGGATATGAGATTATTAACCACTTGACGATTTGTATTACTCAATTACATACTCGTATTTATCAACTGGAACAGGAAAATAAGCGACTAAAAAGCAGTCAATTAGAAGCCAAACCAGAACCTATAGTTATCAGTTATCAGTAGTACACTTGTTCAAAAAAGATTCTCCCAGATAGTTGACATTTCTGGGAGAATATTGTAAGATAAATCTAGACAAACAAAACACAGAGGAAACAAGATTATGGATGAAGCAAAATATCAAGAGTTATTTTCTGAGGAAAAACTTTTAAGTTTTTCTTCGCTAAAAAAGATAATTGCTGGATACTATCTAGTGATAGTTGTCGAGAAAGACGGTCATTACTACTACTATCATATTGAGTGGATGAGGCAGTGTAACGTTATTGAGTGGACAAATAACGGTGTTATTTGTCCACTCAGGTTATTAATCCCACCTATCTTTAATTTGGTGAAACAGTAATCAGTTATCAGTTATCAGTTGTCAATTATCATCATCAACTATTTGGGATTAACAAGTAGTACATCTGCTCAAAAATAATTCTCCCATATACTTGACTTTATTGGGAAAATGATCTAATATAGAAGAGTAAACAAAACACACAAAAGAGTTCACGATTATGGCTACTGCTACCATCGACAAAATTGATTCTCAACTTGCTGACTTACAGTCTGAAATAGACTACTTAAAATCTCAAATTGAGATTTTTCAAGCCAAGCTATCTGATCTAGAACACTTTAAAGCGCAAAAAGAAGCGCAAAAAGAAAGAGTTCAAAAGTTTGAAGATAAAACCTCAAAAGTATTGACAGAAGCAGAGTCCCTAAATGTAGAGATTCCTTCAAAAGAAGAATTTGAAAAAGTCTATCATATTCCTTGTTGTCAAGGCGGACTGACCGATCAAGAACGGAAAATCCTTTGGAAGCTCCCCTATCATTTGGAAGAGGCTATTGCTGAGGATCAATGTGTAACAAAATCTCGGTTATCTGGGATTAAAAGCAGTCTTTACAAAAAATTTGGGTTGCAAGGTACACCTTGTCAAAAAACCATAGCACTTAAAGCTATGTCTGTTATGTATCTTAGCTAGTCTCATCGGGGTTAAAAAAATATTTTTCAAACCCCTTGACACAAAAACATATACCTGTTATATTGGGTATATATCAAAACACCAAAGGAGTTCACGATGAAATTTAACAGACAAGCACCCGGTCACTACGTTGCAACAGCAGAAAAAGTTAAAATTCAGAAAGGCATTGGTGTCGATAAAGATAAATGGTTTTGCCATTTTCCTGATGGTAAAGTATCTTACCGCCGTAGCTATGAAGCGGCTAAGGCTTGGTCAGAAAAATATATAGAAAAACTACAGACATACAATGTCAATCAAGTTAAGACTGTCAAAGAACAGTCTTTACAGCGCAAGTTATCTCGCCACCTAAGTTACGTGGTTGGTTCGGAATCGTTAGGCTGTGTCAATACTGGACGCGCCGCTTGTATAGCACATTTATCTGTTAACGGAAAATCCTTTTATGTAGTCGGTTTTGAAGGTGCTGTTACTGATACCCTATTTGAGAAAGTTGTTTTTAAAATTAAAAAAGATTTACAATCTGGTTTATTCCAAGATTGCTATCAGACTGAAGTATGGGGTAGCGTTTCGGTCTTTAAAAGTTTCAAAGAAGCCGAAAAAGCTTATCGCAAAATGGATGACAAAACAAGAAAACAGAACGAGGAAGATCGTCAAGCAATAGTAGAAGCAAAAGCAAAAGCAAAAAAAGGAGACATGGAGTCAGTATTTGCATTGTCGGACTACGGGGTTATTTGAAAAATATTTTTCAAACCACTTGACACGAAAACATATCCCTGTCATTATAGGTATGTACCAAAACACCAAAGGAGTTAAACAGATGGCAACGCTAAAACTAATCAAAAACGCTCAACCAATGGGAGTTTATCAACCTACGCTCATTGATGAAATGAAAAAGAATGCTGATATTCTTGTCCATTATGCAAATGGAGGAAGTTTTACGATCGAGGTTAAAAACCCTAGTATTAAGGTCAAAGGCCGTGGCGTAAAATGTTGTTACGAAAATGGAAATTTTGAAGTCACAGAAAACAAGTTAAAACAGTTAGAAAAACAACATAAGGTAATCTGTGATTTTTAATTGTCCTAAATGTCAATCACAGAGAATCTCTAAAAAAGGGTTCTCTGTGTCAGGAAAACAGCGTTATCGCTGTAAAGACTGCAATCATCATTTTACTGGTAATCCAGCAGGAAAACCCTCCCACCCTGATTCAATGACTAACGCCGAAAGATGTCGTCGTTATCGGTTGAAAAAAAAACAAAAAAACACTTGACACGAAAACATATACCTGTTATATTGGGTATATGCCAAAACACCAAAGGAGTTCACGATGACCGATCAAGAGCGGATCGCATACTATAATGTTTTAACTCAGCTATTCCGTGTCCAGTGCCAGCTAATAGATTTACGAAAAGCTGGACACATCGAAAAATGTTCGTTAGTTTATGAGTATTTGCTTGACAAGCGGGCAAAGCTAGATAAACAGCTTATCGATTTAGAATCGCTTCCAAATAAGATCATGAATCAATAAAGTAGTTTAGCTGGCTAATATTAGCCGGCATTAGGAGGAATCTCATGAAATTTTTAATCGCAGTTCAGGATCATGAAGGCCGTTGGCATAAAAAAGGATTCGTTAGCTTTAATCGGCGGTGTATTCCAGATTCTCGCCTAAAAGATCTTTTTCCCCCAAATACTAGAGGGTATGAGAATCTTTTAAAATCTTGCCGGTTTTTGGTGGGAGATAAAGCTGCTCAGTCGGTGGATTGGCAGCATCGATCTTTGATGGTTCGTACTCACAAAATAGATTAAGTCGCGTGTGATTGTTAGCAATTTTACTCAAGACTAAAGATTGTTTGTAATCAGTTATCAGTTATCATCAACTATTTGGGATTAACAAAATGAACCAATTTACAGAAAAACTACCCAATCAAGTCACACTAGAGATGGTGAGCTTGCCAGCAGGTGAGTTTCTCATGGTATCTCCTGAAAGTAATGCTCAAAAGCCTCAACACCAAGTTAAAGTCAACAGTTTTGCCATCGGCAAATATCCCATTACTCAGACACAATATGAAGCGGTGATAGAAACCAATACTTCTTACTTTAAAAACAATCCGCAAAATCCCGTAGAAAAGGTTAGTTGGGACGATGCTCAAGCCTTTTGTCAGAAATTGAGTCAAATAACCAGGAAAACCTATCGCCTACCGACAGAAGCGGAATGGGAATATGCTTGTCGTGCGGGGACAACCACTCGCTATTATTTTGGTGATGATGTCAATCAGTTAGGAGATTATGCTTGGTATGACGAAAATTCTAATAACACAACTCATCCCGTAGGACAGAAAAAGCCCAATGGTTGGGGACTATATGACATGAGTGGTAATGTTTGGGAGTGGTGCAAAGATAGTTGTCTGCGGGGTGGTTCCTGGTACAACTATCCGATTTACTGCCGTTCCGCTTACCGCTGCTACGAAGACCGTCGCGACTACCGCTACTACGATAATGGTTTTCGGGTGGTGTGCGACAATCAAATGTTCTTTTACAACCCCTTCAATTTCCCCCTTCTTACCTCTAGTGTAAAAGAATTTGCTGTAAAGCTCGAAAATATGCTAGTAAAATTAGAACATCATTTAGCAATAAGCGAAGATGGTCTTTACTGTAGAATATTTTTTCACCAACCCTATACAGGTGTTTATCCTGGTGTTTATGATACCCAAAAAGTGTACCAAATGCTAAATGAATTGACCGAACATAAAAATTATTTATGGTCTTTCCTCCAAGATTGCAAAGCTTAATAGTTTTAGCTTTTAGAAATCAGTTATCAGTTATTAACCACAAATCAACAGAGGTAATTATGTTTCAATTAATCTTTGCAGAAGAAGATAAAGATGGCAATCCTAAAAACCAAACTTTTACTACCGGGGCTATTATATACAACAAAGAAGGAATACCTCAACAGTATTTTTCCAATATAAATACAGAAGAAGATGTTACCAAAATTTTTGAGTATTACAATCAACGAGACAAGTTATTGTATTTTGAAGCTATGTGTTTGGAGACTGGTCAAGTTATTAAACTAAAGTAGTGAATCAACGGGAGTAATTATGCTATAGCGGTATTCGCTTGAGTGAGATACATACAAAGTCTTGCCTAGACTGACTCATAGCCTGTTGCACTATACCTCATTCGACTGCATACCGCTATATAATAGCTGCAAGGATAACTTGCAGCTATTTTTTAATGATTAACTGGAATCTAGGAAAAGACTTAGCTACTGAAGCTTTTGGGGAAATGGTGGGCGAGTTTGCCCAAGAAATTAACTTTCAGATAAAAGATAATAAATGGCCTTGGCCTCGGGAAACCGTGCGTCAAAATGGCAGTGTAGTTGGCTCACCCCGGGACATTGTGGATACAGGTGAGCTAAAAAATAGCCAATTTATTGAAGATGTATCCGATGTCTATAAAGTAATCGGTTACACGGCTGATCATGCCGCTCTTGTCCATGAAGGGTATCAAATAGAGCGTAACGATGGGACGGTGACAGATGTTCCCGCCCGCCCATTTATCGACACGGCTATAGAAGACTATAATCCAATTGAGGCTTATAGTGAAATCTTAAAGGAAAAATTAAATGAGTGAATCAGAATTAAGAGATATTTTATTAGGTATTAGAAACAATTTAAAGATACTTATCGGTATTGACTTAGGCAAATACGAAATAACAAGCCCTACAGGGCAAAAATTAAATGAAATTGACGCTATTTGGGTGGAGCCTCCTGAATTACCCCCTAACTATAAAGTAAAACCTAATAGCGGGATCGAGGCAATTATTCAAAGAGAACCCGACCCCTATCACGAAAATTTACTAGGCTATACCGTAGGCATAAATAACTATTGCATTACCTTGAAACAGTACAATCTAGAGAAATCCTTAACACCGGTGATCGAGAGACTTAAATCTTCTCGCTACTGGAATTTTCTAGATCAGCCGCGCCTAACCCCCTATACCAAAACTTCTGAGGGGATTATCAGACCAAAAGTGACCTTTAAAATCACTACTGCTAGGCTTTTAGGCTTCTAGAGTACACATTTACTAATCTTTTATAGTACAATGTAACTAGAAAAGTTTAGTCAGTGATCAGAAATGTCCAATCAGATTTTAGAGTTGAACCGGAGTGACAACCTCACCCCTAGCCGTGATACGCAATTTTTTATCTCTGGTACTTATGGTTTTGGAGAGGAACCTTCCACACGAGTAGCCGATTTAGGTGGTGCAATCGTCTTAGGTGATACCACTCTTACCGTGGCGACTGGGGGTTTTGGCCGAATTTTATATGCTGGCACTTTAATTTATGTGGGGACTGCCGGTGATTATGTGGTCGTCCGAACAAAAACGACGACATTAACCCAGACAGCAATCCAGATCGAACCTTCCAAAATTGCTACTACCCTTGCTACTCCCGCTCAAAAATGCACAATTAAATCTTGGGTTCCTTTTTTGAGCGCCAAGACCTTTAACGTTGACACCTCCTCTACTGAGGTTACTGATTCCGTCTTTGGTGAAATGGCGGTGGAGAAATTTATCTCCGAAATCATGAGTACTGGGTCGGTATCGGGTCCGCTTGTATTTGGTGATCCTGGATATGAAATCATAAAGGCCGCAGAGCAAAAAGGTGATCGAATTTACCTTGAAATTGTCTATATGGGACAGCGCGGCGGCTTAGGTTTTCAGACAAATGTTAGCCAAAATGTTAGTGGTGAAAAAGGTAATTTCCTACAAGGAAACGTAACTCTAACTATTAGTGGCAATGTGTTTGACATTAAACCGATGGCAACGTCGCCATTCTCTCCTAATGTAGCCGATGATCTCAATTAAAACAGTTAAATTCCTTGTCGATGAAGACCAAGAGGTAATGTTAGTCAATTCTAGAATAATTAATAATTACCTCTGGTTTTCTTTCGGTACGTTTGATCGAGAAATAAGTCAACAAGAAAAGATATTAATCGAACCACCAGACGGAACAAAAAACCAAGAAAGAATACAGGTATCTGTGATCCTTGATCCTCTGTGGCTCAATACTGAACAAAGTGCAAAAAGAAATCAAAAGGTAAAAATAAATGGCAAAGTTAAGCGTATTGGGGAAATTGAAATTTAATGAAACATTCTTTTTCCCTTTAAAAAAAGAGTGGCTTTATTACATCCAAGACAACGATACTTTACTGGAAAAGATAGATACAATTGCTACAGAAGAAAATGGAGAGATTGGGATTAAATTTTTAAAACGATACGGAATTAATCCAAGGGAAAATGAAACAGTCAAGGAATACTTAGAGGCACGGGAAAAAGCTGACAAAGCTTATCTTGAGAAAATTAAAGCTATCGGGCAAAAAACGGGACTATCCACTGCTGAAATTGAAGGAGTAGTAGTTAACGATGGTTCGATCCGAGAACGAATTGAACAGGTCATGGTTGATGCTCTTGACGGGGTAAAATCTGACAGCGTAGAACAAAAAGTAGAAACCGCCGCTATCGTGCAGCAATCAATTTTAAATAATCGCAAAAAAACAAGAGAACTAACAAGAGAATCTATAGAACTTGTAGAGCCTTATCTCGATGAATTAAACGTTTTATTTAAGGATCGGGAAACAACTTATGAGACTTACAATAAAGCCTTATTAGCTAACTTTCTTGGAAGCCCTCGCCGCGTAGTTAAGCTCAAGGATAAGTCTTCTGTTGATTTCACTATAGAAGACATTAACGATATGTCCCAATTTATGGTAGTGAGACTCTATCAAGACTATCTCTGGCAAGACATAACCCAGTGGCAAAACCCAGAAACTGAGAAACCAGAGCCTGAAAAACCAGAATCAGAGCCAACGGAGGATGACGAAAAAAACGAATAGATGACGCAATTAATGCGCGGTTAGAGGCAATCGCTAACCCCATTAATTGGGAAGAAATCTATTACAAATGGTGTGCCTGGGGATTACCCATCGAGGAGTGGGAAGAGTGGCCAGACTGGTTAATCCTGAAAAAATATTCAGGGATTCAAAAAGTCAAATGCGAAGAGATTAATTCACTATCAGACACAGTCAGTCAGATTGCCGCCATGGTTAACATTTACTTAATGGCTCAATCAAAAGAAAAATCACAATCTCAACCTCCAAAACCCAGTGATTTTCTTCCTTTCCGGTTTAAAGAAAATAAAAAATATTTTCTTGATCAAGAAACCGCTCAAATTCTGTTAGAAGCCATGAAAGCTGGCCAAGTGCCAGTCTTCGCCACTCAGATAATAGTCGATTGCGGACTATACGACGAAATAATTCAATTAATAGGGGAAAAAAGCTAATGTCTTTATCGCTTGGTACTTTAGAAATCGGTCTAGGGCTAAATACAGCCCAATATGATAGCGGTATTAAATCGGCTAAAGACCAGCTTTCTTCCCTAGAGCGTCGTGTTACTAAAATTGGCACGACTCCACTAAAAATTAAAGTTAGCGTCGATGACCGTCAGCTTTATGGGCTAAATAGTCATTTACTTTTAAAAAGAGTTGACCTCAAGAAAACAGTTGATTTTTATAAAGCAAATCCTATTAAAGTATTTGCTGAAGATGACGCATTAGTTTCTCTTAACCAAGAGTTGCGTGAATTAAAAAAAACATCAGTAGAGATAAGAACACCCTCTAAAATTGTTGTTGAACATCGGTTTTCTGGGTATCAAGATCGAGTAGAGAAAGCGATTGATCGATCTACTTCTCGGATATCGTCAGAAATTAGGATATCCTCTAGCAAAGGAGGTGTTGCAGGCGCAATTGGCCGCATTTTAATGTCTCCTTTTAAACTTGCGGGACGAGTTCTTGATGACATGGTTACTGGTTATTTCGAGAAACTAGGTCAATCCTTTGCAGAAGAGATAGGCGTAACATCAGCTAAAAATACAGCTAAAAAAATTAAATCCGCAATAACAAAAATTGATGAACAATTAATTGGTAAAAACCAAGTATATGAAACGTTTTTATCAGAATTTTTCAGGTCAGGAAGTATAAAAAAAGCTACACAAGCTTCTTTTCCTCGCACCGAAGTAGGTAAAACTACAGAAAGGCTTCAAAAATTACAAGAAATCGCATTAGTGCCTGCAAATAAACCACTGGAGCGTCTGAGATTAATTAAAGAAAATTCTGAGTTAAATAAAATTTATCAACAAGTATTACAAAAAATAGAATCGGAAAATCCTGGTATCAAGCCGCGAGAAGCGGGGAAAAAAGCCATAGCTCAGTTTTTAGTTGACGCACAGCCACAAACACAAGTATTAAAAGGATTTGTTAATTCTTTTATTCAAGAAATGGCTCCTTTGTTAAAATTTATACAAGGGATGAGGTCTTATAGAACATCAGTAGAAAGCCAAAAATATTACAACGAAAGAAAAGCAGGTTTTCCATTACTAAGAGAGGGGGAAGATGTAGTTAGTGTCATTGGAGGAGCGCAATTTAAGGGAGGTCAGGGTGGCAGACAAGTTACTCAATCAATTGAATTATTAGCTCCTAATAAACGATTTATTCCTGTAGAAAATCCTGAAACTGATACTGATAAACAAAACCCTAATCTTTTAGAAAAAATGATTAGGGATAAAATAGCTGAGATTGCCCCTGATTTTGCTGCTGGAGAAACCATAGATACAGCAATTAACGCTTTTCGGCAGGTAGTAAACGCTATTAACCCGTTTGGTTATTCTACAGCCGCAGCGCAAGCAATAGCCAATACCAGATTAGCTGAAGAACAGGGTAAAAAAGGCAGCGTTGTTAGCTATTCTTTAGGAGGAGCAGATAACCTTCAGTATAGTCAAACAGCAGCATATTTGGGAATGCAGCCACGCGCATTAGCCATGGCTTATCCCTTTCTTAATTTTACTCAAAATACACCTAAAGGATTTAATGCAGCGTTGCTAAGTGGAGACCCTCTCGGGTTTGCCAAGTTATTAGGAATTGGAGTCAATACTAACCAATTCCACTCAATTGAAAGTGATACTCCTTTTGGGCTATCAAATCACCACCAAAAACATTTATTTAAAAAACAACCTTTTCTAGATTTATTTTATAAGACTATTAATGCTGAACAGCCAGATATGACCCCAGGTCAACAATCAAAAGTTGTTCATGCAGGCGATAAGCTATATGAAGTATTGGGATCGACTCTACAATTAAAGTCACTTAAAGAAACAGGGGAATTTGATAAGACTCTACCTTATCATAGATTCTTGCAAGGATACAGCAGTGGCAGTCCTAACGTAAGCGTAGAAGGATTTATTGCAAAGTTTTTCGAAGGGCTTCGTCTTATATCTTCTTTTGATACAAAAGAATTACAGCCTGTGTCACAAGCTTTAAAAAGTTTAATGGAACCTTTAGTTCCATTTATAGCTGAAAAATTTAGACAAGGGGGTGCAAATTTACCAGAAAATCCTCAAGATTTTGCTGGGTATCAAAAGTATCAACAAGAAGCAAAAAGTATAAACAGCGCATTATTAGAATTTAAATCAGGAAAACTTGCTAATATTCCTAGCTGGTATGCCGGAAATTTAGAGCCTAACGAAGTTAAAAGACGGACAGAAAAGATTAGAACCGAAACAATACCGTGGTTTACTTCTGAAGAAAGTACGTTTGGGCAAACTTACACAAAAAAAATTGTTGAAGCATACAAAAAAATAGCTGATGTTGCTGATGAATTTATTAAGACAGGAGGAAAACTATCGCAAAAAACCAAAGACAGTATAAAAACTTTTGAAGTTGATGAGTTTTCTGGGGAATTAGCAAGTTTTTTAAATACACGCCTTGACACATCAACACTACCAAAAGAAGAAGAAGTAAGACAATTACAGGTTACTGTTCCTGAAATTTTTCTGAAAAAGCAATCAGCTATTTTAGCTTACAACAAACTTCTTAACGCCGTAGGTAAAGAAATTCTTCCTGGTATTTCTGAAATCAAAAAAATTGGTACAGGAATGTCTGGAGCCGTTGCTCTTCTTTCAGATAATCTTGTTTATAAAACTGATCTTGACCCAATAGGAGCGACAAAAATTGCGTCAGAAGATGAAATTAAGGCTTATGAGAAATTACAAGGTCGTTTGTCTCCTTTATTGTACAAAGCAGTTCCAGGTCAGGCTTTAATTACTGAAAGAACACAAGGTCGTCCTTTAAAAGAAATACTTGATCGAAT